GCAAAAACTCTACAACAAAAAGAGTTAAACTTAGCCACAATTGCAATCACTAAATCAAGAATTGGTAAAGACGGTGTAGTATTTGAAAACTGTAAGTTCAATAATGAACTCTTAGAGATTGATACTGAGTCTTCAGTAACGTTCTTAGGATTTGAAGGACAACAAGAACAAAAGAAGAGTGATAGAGTTAAAGAACTCCTTGAAAAAAGAAAACAAAGAGAACAAGGTAAGACGATTTAAATATCTCTTACTTTGAAAAAAAACTTAAAAAAAACAACGAATTTTTTATTAGAAATTAGGGTGAATGGTATTGTAGGTAATATTTATCATTTAAAATCCCCTATTTTTTAATAAATTCATTTTTAAAAAAACCAAAAAAAACATGGACATTTCAAATCGAATTCTATCGGATATTACAGTTTACATGAAGTACGCAAAGTATATCCCAGAATTGAAAAGAAGAGAGACTTGGCAAGAGCTCGTAACAAGAAACATGGAGATGCATATTAAAACGTATCCCCAATTAGAAAAAGAAATCCGTGAGAACTACATGTATGTTTACAAGAAACAAGTTCTCCCATCAATGAGATCAATGCAATTCGCAGGAAAACCAATTGAGATATCACCCAACAGAATTTACAACTGTGCATTTGCACCGGTTGATGATTGGAGAGTATTCTCAGAAATCATGTTCCTTTTATTAGGTGGAACAGGTGTGGGTTATTCAGTACAAAAACATCACGTTGAAGTATTACCTGAAATCAGAAAACCAAACAAAGAGAGAGGAAGAAGATGGTTAGTTGCAGATTCTATTGAAGGATGGGCAGATGCCGTTAAAGTATTAGTTAAGTCTTATTTCTTCGGTGGATCAAAAATCGAATTTGATTTCTCTGACATCAGACCAAAAGGGGCTAGATTAGTTACATCAGGTGGTAAAGCACCTGGTCCTCAACCATTAAAAGAATGTCTTATCAAATTAGAAGGTATTCTTGATTCAAAAGAAGATGGTCAAAAATTGAGACCAATTGAAGTTCATGATATGGTTTGTCATATTGCAGATGCGGTATTGGCAGGTGGTATCAGAAGAGCGGCACTTATCTCATTGTTCTCTGCATCTGATGATGAAATGATCAGTTGTAAGAGTGGGGCTTGGTGGGAAAAGAATCCACAGAGAGGTAGAGCTAATAACTCAGTTAGTTTAATGAGACATAAAATAAATAAAGATTATTTTATGGATTTATGGAAAAGAATTGAGGCGAGTGGAGCAGGAGAACCTGGTATCTACTTAAGTAACGATAAAGATTGGGGAACTAATCCTTGTTGTGAAATCGCTCTTAGACCATTCCAATTCTGTAACCTTACTGAGGTTAACGTATCAAACGTTGTATCACAAGAAGACTATGAATCAAGAGTAAGAGCAGCATCATTCATTGGAACACTTCAAGCTGGATATACTAACTTTCACTACTTAAGACCAATTTGGCAAAGAACAACTGAAAAAGATGCTTTAGTAGGTATCTCTATGACAGGAATTGGATCAGGAGCTGTATTAAAATTAGATATGAAAGCAGCAGCTAAAGTTGTTAAAGAAGAGAATAAAATAGTTGCGGAATTATTAAAAATTAATCCTGCGGCAAGAACAACAACAGTTAAACCAGCAGGAACTACATCTTTAACTTTAGGTACTTCATCAGGTATTCATGCTTGGCATAATGACTATTATGTTAGAAGAGTTAGAGTTGGTAAAAACGAATCAATCTATGCTCATTTAAAACAAAACCATCCTGAACTTGTTGAAGATGAATACTTTAGACCACATGATACTGCGGTTATCGGTATTCCACAAAAAGCACCTGAAGGATCTATCTTAAGAAACGAATCACCAATCCAATTATTGGAGAGAGTGAAGAAGGTTCAACAAGAATGGATTAAACCAGGTCACAGAAGTGGATCAAACGCTCATAACGTATCTGCAACAATTTCAATCAGAGAGCACGAGTGGCCTGCGGTTGGAGAGTGGATGTGGGAGAATAGAGAATATTATAATGGTCTTTCTGTATTACCTTACGATGGTGGATCATACATACAGGCACCATTTGAAGATTGTACTGAACAAAGATATGAAGAGTTAATGGAAACATTAAAAGACGTTGATTTGTCTAAAATTGTTGAGATTGACGACAATACTGATTTATCAGGTGAAGTTGCTTGTGCGGGGGGAGCATGTGAGGTTGTAACAGCATAATGAGTCACGATAATTTAGTCCAGAATATTTTAAACGGGATATACACATCAATTAAAAATAATAGATGAATAAAACTGAAAATATCAAAAGGGAGAAGGTAACACTTCTCCCTTCTGAGTTTTATATGGAAAATGGGTTTAAGGTAATGAAAGAAGAGTACCACATAAAAAGAGGTTATTGTTGTGGTAGTGGATGTAGACATTGTCCTTATACACCAAAATCAATTAAAGGCAATACTACTTTAATTGAAAAATAAAGCAAGTATATTTATGACTATATGGGAGACGGAACTACATATGGTATAAATTTTCCTTTCAGGGATTCTGTTCGTGGTGATTACTTAGATTTAACTAACACTGCAGGGCAAGAAATCAGAGCGGATCTTATTAACCTACTTCTTACTAGAAAAGGATCTAGATATTTTTTACCTGACTTTGGTACAAGACTCTATGAGTATCTTTTTGAACCATTTGATGGTTTAACATTTGATGCGATTGAATCAGATATTAGGGCTTCGGTTGAAAAATATATTCCTAATTTATTAATAAACAAAATAAGTGTTGCCCCATTAGATCCTCAAGAAGAGGCTGACGACAACGCTTTTACATCAAATTTACCAACATCACCTGTTTACAGATATCCTGGAAAAGGAACCGCAGAGTATACTGCAAAAATAAAAATAGAATACTCTGTCCAAGACAGTGCATTTGCCACAAGTGATTTTGTAATTATCAATATTTAAGATAGATGGCTAATCGTAAGATATCATATACAACTCGAGATTTCGAAGGAATAAGATCCGAACTTATACAATACGTTCGTACTTATTATCCTGAATTAATTCAAAACTTTAATGACGCTTCGGTGTTCTCAGTGTTTTTGGATTTAAACGCTGCCGTTGCAGATAACTTACATTATCATATTGATAGAAGTATTCAAGAGACAGTTCTTCAATATGCACAACAAAGATCTTCAATTTATAACATAGCAAGAACTTATGGATTAAAGTTACCGGGTCAAAGACCTTCAGTTGCTTTAGTTGATTTTTCAATAACAGTACCTGCGTTTGGTGATAAAGAAGATGAAAGATATTTGGGTCAATTAAGAAGAGGATCACAAGTTTTAGGTGCAGGACAAGTTTTCGAAAACGTAGAAGATATTGATTTCTCATCTCCATATAATTCTCAAGGATTTCCTAACAGACTTAAAATACCAAACTTTGATAGTAGTAATAGGTTAGTTAACTATACTATAACTAAAAGAGAAGTTGTTGTTAACGGTATTACTAAGGTATTCAAAAGAGTAATCACTCCTAGTGACGTAAGACCATTCTTAGAGGTATTTCTACCTGAAAAGAATGTGTTAGGTGTTACAAGTGTTCTTTTAAAGGATGGTACAAGTTACACGACAGTACCTACAGTTAATGAATTTTTAGGTCTACAAAACAAATGGTATGAAGTTGATGCTTTAGCTGAAGATAGAATCTTCATCGAAGACCCAACCAAAGTATCAGACCAGCCAGGTATTAAAGTAGGTCGTTATATTCAAACACAAGACAAGTTTATTACTGAATACACACCTGAAGGATTTTTAAAGATGACTTTTGGTGGTGGAACAAACACAGCTCAAGATGCTCTTAATCAGTTTACCACATTGGGGGTTCCTCTGAACCTACAATTGTATCAAAACAATTTATCATTAGGGTCGGCTCTTAAGGCAAATACTACTTTATTTATTCAATATAGAACAGGTGGAGGATTATCAACAAACTTAGGAACCAATGTTATTAATCAAGTTGGAACAGTGTCATTTTTTGTGAATGGTCCATCTGAATCAATAAACCAACAGGTTGTTGGGTCATTAAGATGTAATAATGTTACCGCCGCTATTGGAGGTGCAGGACAACCAACAGTAGAGGATGCAAGAAATTATGTATCTTTCAACTTCGCGTCTCAGAATAGAGCGGTTACAGTTAATGATTATGAGGCACTTGTTAGAAAAATGCCATCACAATTCGGAGCACCGGCTAAAGTTGCGATCACGGAAAACAATAATAAAGTATTAGTTCAAATATTATCTTACGATACCTCAGGTAAATTAACCTCAATTGTTTCAAATACTTTAAAACAAAATTTAGCAAATTATCTATCTAACTATAGAATGTTGAATGATTATATTTCAATTGAAACTGCAGAAGTGATTGATGTTAGTGTTGATATTGCAGTTGTTTTAGACTCAACACAGAACCAAGGTCAAGTTATCTCAAACATTGTTAATAAGATCTCAACATTCATGGATCCACAAGTTAGACAGTTAGGACAAAACATTTATTTAGCCCAATTGAATAGTTTAGTTCAAGATGAGAATGGAGTTATTACTGTTGCGGGAATTCAAATTTATAATGAAGTTGGTGGTCAATATTCTTCATCTCAGACATCAATGCCATATGTTGATGATGCAACAAGACAGATAAGACCAGTTGATGACACTATATTTGCACAACCAAGTCAGGTCTATCAAATAAGATACCCACAGAAGGATATTAGAGTAAGAGTCAAGAACTTCCAAAACGTTTCGTTTACTTAAGTTTATTTAATCAACCATTAGGTTATCATTGATTAATACGCCATTTCTTTTCCTTAGAAAATGGGGGTTAAACTATTTATCAAAAAAGGCATTAATGGGTAATTCCTACAGAATACGAACTGAACCGGGTTCAGACCAAATTATCAACGTACAAATTGACCAAGAATTTGATTTCTTGGAAATACTTTCTTTGAAGATTCAAAGCGACGACATCTATACAAGAAATTGTGCGGACTATGGGGTAGTTGTGGGACGTGTTACCGCTAACGGAGGATTCGGATTACCGAATGTTAGAGTTTCGGTCTTTGTCCCAATTGCACAAGAAGATCAGAATAATGAAATAGTAAGTGTTTTATATCCGTATAAATCACCAACAGATAAGAATGAAGATGGGTATAGATATAATTTATTACCATATGAGAAATCTTATTCTTCCCATGTTCCAACAGGAACGTTTCCGTCTAGAAGTGATGCTTTAACAAACCCAACAGTTATTCAAGTTTATGACAAGTATTACAAGTATACTGTTAAGACTAACGATAGTGGTGACTACATGATCATGGGAGTTCCATTAGGGAATCAAACTGTGGTTATGGATGCAGACCTTTCAGATATCGGAGAGTTCAGCCTTACCCCACAAGATTTGATTAGAATGGGTTTAGCAAATGAAAACCAATTTAATGGAAATTCATTTAGTGCCTCGGCGGATTTAAACTCTTTACCTCAAATATTAAATTTACAGGCAAACATAGATGTTTCACCTTTATGGGGACAACCTGAGGTGTGCCAAATTGCAATCAACAGAGTTGATTTTGACTTAAGAGATGATGCAAATATTGATATACAGCCAACGGCAGTTTTTATGGGTTCAGTTATTTCTGCTGGTGACTCAAGAGTTTTAAGAAAAAATTGTAGACCTGCAACTGAGGCTGGTAATTTATGTGACCTTAATTCAGGACCTGGTGAAATATTATGTATTAGGCAGACAATCGGACAAGATAGTACAGGAAAACCTGTATTAGAAGAATATGAATTTGACGGTGGTTCAAAAGTAATAGACGGTGACGGAACATGGTTAGTTGATGTCCCAATGAATTTGGATTACATCATAACAAATGAATTCGGGGAAAGAACAATTTCGTTAGACCCTAATATCGGAGTACCAACCAAAGGTAAATATAGATTTAAAGTTAAGTGGGAGCAGTCACCGGATTTGGGAGAACAGACTAAAAGGGCGTTTTATTTGGTTCCAAATATTAAAGAGTATGGGTGGAATAGTCCTGTAACAGATCCTTATAGTTTCCCAACAGGAACTACTCAGTATCAAGCGGTTCAAAAATCATACGCCTTCTCTTTAGATTGGAGCGAATATGCTAACGCACAAGCGGCAATAAATTGTGAAGACACATTCTATGAATTTGGTTACAACAGAGTTTACACTGTATCACAGTTTTTAGATGGGTATCATAAAGGAACGAACAGAGGAAGATTTATAGGTATTAAACAAATTTTAGAAAATACGTGTGACTCAACAAGTAACAAGTTTCCTACGAACGACGGGGTTAAAAACTTCGATTTAATTTTTATCATATTTAATTTCTTCTTTAGTTTTATAACACTTTTATTGATACCACTTATGGTTGTGGTGCATTTATTGGCTTTCTTATGGCCAATCTTAAAGGCGTTAATAACTTTTGTTTATGGAGTCTTAGCTTGGTTTGTTTATATTATTTGTAAAGTTGTCGACGCAATTCCATTTGTAAGTCTTAATTGTAATAAGCCGCCATCTTTTAAAGATATTTTTAATTCTTTGGGTGATCCATTTAAAAATATTTCATTGCCCACAATAACTTATCCTGATTGTGAATTATGTTCATGTTCATCTGATACGGTAGAATCAAATCAAAATGCTGCAGACTTTGCGTCAGAATCTTTAAGAACAACATCATTAACAATTTTAGCGGACAGCCCAAATCCTGTTAGTTATTCGAATATATTTGAGGATGTTTATACCGTAAATGATCCTTGGTTTAAAAATTTAACAATAACAACACAACCATGGGGACCGACTATTGCTCAAAGACAAATTGCGTTACAGACAGTAGAGAGTCCTTTTTTAGAGTTTCAAACTGATTATCAGAGATTAGTTGCTGGTATTAATAAAGTATTTGCGGGACAAAGAACTCCAGCGTCTATTTGGATTGGAGGGGCACCTAGAGCGGGATTTGATTTAACACTTACTGAGAGAATGAATCTTTTTAATTATAAACATCAATACTTCAATAGATTCGGAGGGTTTAATCAAGTTAAAACTTATGTTGCTTCAGACATAAGTGCTAATAACGGGGCGTTTCATTATGACAATACTATAACATTATTATGTGATGCTAATACGTTAGAAAACTTTTTAACTGGAAGAGTACTTGCATTCCAAAGTCCTAGTAATTCGTTAGATCCTAATACAGATAAGGCTCAATCAAATTTTTCTGGATTTACATCTTCAACAGGATACTCGAAAAATTTAAAATCAATCACAGTAAATTATGCCAATCCTGATAATTCAGACCAAAATTTAACACAACAGTATATTGTTAATCAAGTACCGGATGCGGTACAAAATTGTTGGGTTGGATCTGTAACAGCGGCAACAGGAGACGATTGGTTTTATTATGACTGTGATGGGTTATATTATTCAGGAACTTCAGGGTTAGCGGGATCAATATGTGTTAATGATTTTTATCCAAATCAAGGAGTAGCAATTACGGCTGTTAAATGTAGAGAGCCTTTAAACCTACACTATACAAGAGTTAAATCAGATATAGAATATTTTCAAGTTATTACTGCAATGACCTATAGTGATTTTTCAACTTTGAATCCGTTTTATAACGGGCAAAAAAGTTTAAAAGAAAGGTATATTGATAACTACAGTTTATTTTGGCAAGAGAGTGAAGAAAAAGACGGGTGGTTTGGAGGAAAATATTTGGAGTGGAACGCTAATTTTGCGACAAGGCCATTTTTTGCGATTCCTGAACAGAATGAACTTGTGGTGGTGATGTTACAAAGAGGAGTTGATCCTAACTCAACAAGACAAACTACAACAGTTGACATTAGTAGATTATGTGGGCAACAATACGGAACAGTTCAAGTTACTTCAAAATATAAATTGAATATTCCGATTCAAGCTGGATTAGTTTTACCAAGACATAATGAATTTACGACTAATGAGGATAATCCTAATAACCCTATTTTCTTTGAATCCTTTATTTTTGAACCAGGATTAAACTATTCAGGTTATACTACAAATATGCCCTCATATTATTCTTCTATGGATTCGACCCAAGTCGGTAATAAGGTTATTGGAGGATTTCAAATTGACCCACAAGGATCTACAACAATTCTTACCAATAATAAAATTGAGATTAATAGTGGTTTTGGTGGTGGGTATGTTAAGGCTAACACATCATTGAATGTTTTTGCAACCGATACTTACATTAATGTATCAGGGCAACCTAGATATCTTAACCCTGATATTTTTGGTGCTAGCCCATGGTATCAAATAATGGCGAACTATTATGCGTTATGCGGTGGTAAAAAGTTTTTAGGATATTGGAACGATGAATATGTCGAGGGAGGAGCTTATTTCTTTGCCTCAGTTGGTGGTAGTATTGAAGATGGAAGACCTTCACTAAGGTATGATAGGTATATGTATTTTTCTCCGGCATATTCTACAGGAACTACTATGACAATGGTAAATCAAACCAATAAAATTGTAATGAGGACCGACAGACTTCCAACGTCAACGTCAAGAACTACAAATTTAAACAATACATATTTGTTACATCAAAACACAAATATGAGTTTTTACTTTGTTAGTGACGAAGGAATTGTTGAATCTTATGAGAATTTGTTATCAGATTTCCTTATTAATGGTACCGCAGAAGATTTTGGAAATGAATTTGAAGACCAACTTACATCTACGTTTGGTTGCCAAGGGTTAGTTCCGTATGATTGTTATTCAGGAAATTCTGAAAATTTTGGAGTTAAACCTACAACAGACAAATGTTACAATAAGGTAAAAATTAAAGGAGGTTGTTATGTTTTTGTTAGCAAAGCAATTTTATCACTTCCTAATGATTTTAAACAATTAGGCGAGTTTAAAGCCAGAACAAGAATTAACTTTGCCGCTTGTAGAAACGTATTTGGACATTCATTTTCTAATAATTGGATAAACGGATCTTTATATCATTTCCCTTTTAGAAATCTCAGATTTTTTAAATCACCATTAGACCCAGTCGAACCTAATGCCCCATACAACGAGTTTTGTAAAGACACCATTTTATTACACGATAAAACAAATAATTTCTATTACAGATCATCGCCTTACAATGGAAATACATTCGTAGGTAAACAACAATCATCAACGAGACAAAGAAGAAACGAAAAAGAAATTTTATTTCCAACAACTGTTATGGACATGGGACCAAGAGACGCGTTTACTCAAGAAGTAAGTTTAAATGCTGATTTTTATGGTTACAACGTAAACAACATACCAACAACAACATTCCAAGACCCATCAGATTTGTTAAACTTATTTATTGTATCAAGACAGATAAATTCTTCATTTTTACAAAAACTAATTGGACTTGGTGATGGATCGGTAAATGCGTTCTTTACAAGACCTAAGGAAAAGTTTGACGGTGACTACGCTCAAATGATATCAATTAATTCTGAATTAGGAGTTAAACAATTTAACTTTGAATCTTATACTGCACAATCAGGTGCTTCCACAAATAATCCATTCTTTATTGGAGCAGACAGATCGGGAGAACCGATTATTGGTGTATTCTTTTCTTCAGACACTCAAACAAGAGATTTCGTTTCACCAAGAAGAATAATAAGAAATGATGAAGTTCCTTATAACTCTGCTGTTTATGATTATTTACCTATAAAAACACAAGAAATACCTTTTTATAGTTGGGCAACCAGAGACAGTAACAGTATATTTGGAACTCAATATAACGATTGGAGAACATCTACGATTAAATCTAATTTATATCAAAAATTCAATAGAACAGACATTACGTCAAACTATTTCATGGGTGAAAATCCTAAGGCTGAATTTATGAAGGGGTATATCTACAATAGAAGTAATGTGATTTACCAACCAGGAACTACTGCCGAGGCTTATCAGTTTGAAGGAGATAAAAATACTTCAGATTCACCTAGTTATGATCCGGTTAATGTGAGTACGTATTTTACTGTAGGATTACCGTATCAGTTTTATTTTGGTTTAAGTAAAGGTAAAAGTGCCATGAATAGATTTATTAAAAAATACGTTAACGAATAATGAACGGAACAACAATTATACCAAGTAACCTTAGATATAAGTCGGCTCCATCTGTTGATCAACAGGTGCCTATTTCTGTTGATAGTAAGTCTAACGAAATAACTGAGTATGATAGAATTGCGTCGGTTAATTTGGGTGTTTTGTATGACAAAGAAAGACAAGAGTCAACAACTTTCAGACCTACATTTAAAGTAAGTCCAATTTATAATAATGCGTTCACAGGTACTACAGAATATATTCCGTTTCTTAATAATTTATATTATGCAGATGCTGAAAAATCGGTAGTTAGTGGGATATGGAAAGGATTTCCACAGTATTATGAGTTTGAATTTTATAGACCAAATATTTTAGACCAACATTTAAATTATGTTACTAAAAGTGCTTATACCTATAATTGGTCATATTATTTAACTTATCCATTTGAGAACAATTATACACAACCATTGTATTGGACAAATGGTTCTGATGAAGTGAACTGGACTGCTCAGGATGGTATACCATTTATTGTTAAAAATTTAAAGTTTGATGGTACCAAATACATTTCTTGTAAATGTATTGCGGAACATAATTTAGTTGCAGGGGAATACATACAACTTAGTTTGTCTTATAACACACAAACCGTGTTTCAGGTAAATTCTTTGGGTGATGGTACGTTTGGATCAGAACTATACGTCTTTAACATATACAATATTGGTTATACGGGAAATACATTTGCGGATGATAAAGTTGGGACGTTTAAAAAAATAATTGATGTTACAAATTCCGCAGAAACAATGTCAACCTATTATGTTAAAATGCATAAGGTTATAAGTAATGCTAATGATTTAATTGTGACTAAAGCCGGATTCGAAGAGAGTCCATTTGCGAGTAATAAGAGATTTGAATTTTCATCACTGACACCTAATAATATTTCAAGGATATCACAAAAGAATGCATCGACAACCTATACGTTTACCACAAATTATGATTTGAATATTAATAATATTACAGACAACCAAAAAAGACCGTTGAATGAAATATTTTTAACAACGATTAATAAGGGATATTCAGGTTATTTTAATAAGCCATTCCAAGGAGTTGGAACCAAACAAGGTTGGCAATTTAATATATTATCTTTAAACAATTCATATTGGAAGGACAATAATATTAAATCTAATTCAAATATACCTGTAAGTTCATATACTCAAACAAACGGAAGTACGGAACAATTCTATTATAACTTAGATTTAAAATCTGGCGATACTATGTGTGGTGACTTTTGTGAGTGGAATAATTTTACACAAAAAGAGAGAGTTATTTCACCGTATTATCAAAAGATAAGATACAATCAAGATATTTTTAAAAGTTCAAGTGTACCTACCGATAATCCAAGTGGTTATTATTACCAACCTCATATTGGAATGGTGTTAAGGGTTTTTTCAAATTATATTGAAACGGGTAGTTTGGTTGATGTAGATAATGTACCACCTTGGGCATATTACTCAAATAACTATAAACAATTCATGTGGAGAGATCTTTATAGTTATGGGTTTGTTGATGAAAACTTAAATGGTGTTGATTATCCATTCTTAAACTTTTCACATTATCCCTATATTAATGGATTCTTTAGACTCATTCCTGATGGAGACATCGAGGCTGGAGTACAAGGGCCGAAATTTGGACCTTTAAGTGGATTTAGTATAAACACGGAAACAGTAGTAGTTAAACCAATAGTCGATGAATGTGAGTAAACAAATATTGTATTCAGGATTTACAGGAAATCACATTAACATTCCAATTAATTTAGATTGGGAGTATTTGGATGTTGATGCTGAAATTAAAGAATATGAAACAAGTGTTGTTAATGAATTAATAACAACAGACAAGGACTTTGAGGTTGATAGGTTTTTCCATGCTGATTATAATAATAAATCTGAAATTAATTATGAGTTTTATTTTTATGAAGGGAGTTCATTATCTAACCCTGTGAACTGGAAAATAGATTATAGAGCGGAGGGATTTACAACACAAGATGTATATTATTATTCCAATTCATTTACAAACTCATTCTTTAAGTTGGATCTATATGATAGTCCTATTGAATCGCAACAAGAAAATTACATAACAATCATATTACCAACTCAGCAAGGGTTGAGAATGGCAACCAAAATGCAAACTACCGATGTTCAAATTAGAAAACCACAGTTTCTTCTTGATTATGTTGGAGACAAAGAAGGGTTTTTTATTTATTGGTTAAAGAAAAGAAACTTTTTAGACATTAGTACTTTTTACATGACAGCCAAATTCTTTGACGGAAAAACAGGACAGTTTGTTAGGATGATGAATCGACCACAATCTACAATTCAAGGTAATAAGTATGTTTTTTCAAGTTCTGATTATTTCTATTATAGAGTTGAGTTAGATTATTTAACTCATTCGTATAAGGTTTACGATATAATTAACCCAACAGATAGGGTTGGAGGGACAATTCCCATAAAATGGTACGAATACGTTAATCCATAATGGCAGCAGATTATTCATATAAAATATCGCCCGAGGTAATACAAGGTGACTTATTTACGGTTAATTATTCAGGAACGCCAGTAGGTGTTTATTCTGCTATGACTCAAGTTTTATCAGGAAACACTGCAGGTACATCTCTTTTAACAGGATTAACCATTCCTATTTTAATAACTGAGACCGCATTAGATTGTGGTTATTATTCACCATTTGACGGAGCTGTTATACAGAAAGATGTTGTAACTAATTTCATATTTTCAGCTAGTACTGCGGACACTTATACGTATTATGTCTACAATACCTCAGATGAGTTTAAAAAGTTCTTGGAGCTATCAACGTACACAATTGATTGGGGAGATGGGTCTCCCAAAAATACTTTTAATCAGTTAGCGCCAGCATCAATACCACATAGGTATCCTGTGTCGATAAGTGCTTACACAATAACATTAACTCAAACAAACCCTTGGGGGACAAACACAGTTAAAAAAGAAATTGTTACTCCATATGCATTGGCAACAATAACAAATCCTAATGGAACTGCGTTCTTTACTTCTAACACTGGAAGCTGGTCGGCAACACCTATTAGTTATGACTTTATATTTTCAGGAGATGCTGAAAATAATGTTCAGGATCAAGTTTCATCAAACTACGTTACGGTACCATATACTGTCTCAGGTACGACTCAATCTAGATTAATGGAATTGGCTCAGTATGGTCCACAAAAGTTTATTGTTGGAGCTCCTGTTATCAAAAACAACGAAGTATTTGGTGTTATTAATAACATATCACCAATATACACAGCCTATACTATTTCAAACATGGACTATTATGACTACAATAATGGAGAGACACTCTATTTTGTTGGTAGTTCTGGATTTACTGAAGAGAACACAACTGCGGTTCCAATCACTAAAAATTCTGCGTTACAGAAGAGTGTTTTCCAAGCAGAAATTCTTACAAATTTATACATTGAAAGAGGTAAAAACTCTGCATATGAGAGGATTCAAAGACTAGGAGAGGTTGATAATGTAGGAGACTTAATAAATTATGGTTATGGTTTCTTTAATGTTGAAACCAAATAAACAGATAAACTATTTATAGAAAATAAATTAACACATGGCAATAGCATCATACGGTACAATCAGACCAGCTGACGTTTCACCTGACGATATGGAGATCATTTTGAACTACACTCCGTCAAGAGACGTTACAAACAATTTTGTACTTAGAAAATTGGACGCCAAAACATTACTAAGACCATATTTTAGTAACCAAGAGATTGGTGGGTCACCAGTTGAAATTTTAGGTGGACTATACAATCTTACATTACCGGCAACTGAGTTTAACGCCCTTGGAATTTATACAATGTTGATTAGACCCGCACAAATCAGAACTGCGATCATTGATTGTGGAGTTTTAAGTGCATTACCAAATGTAAGAGGTATTATTTTGGATTTAACATTAATTCCACAAGAATATAGAAATAAATTTACACCACAAGGATTAGTTGGATTTAGAATTGAATACTTGAACACTGACGGAACTAAGATTCCAAACTTCTTTAGAATTGTTACATCAAACTTTTATTGTGAGCCAGTTGTTACAAACCAAGTTAATACCCAACAAAAATCTATTAGATATAGATATGTTGATAGCAATTCAAACTTGATGTTTTTAACGTTATCACCATCATCTTCACCAACAACTAAACCGAACGCAACACCATATATTGGTCAACCAGACCAAGATATTATCTTATCAAACACTTTTTTCAATCCGTTAACGATTGATATTGAAATGGTTGAATATGATGTATCATCACTTGCGATAGCTCTTTACGGTAATCAGACTAAGTCTATTGATGACGGTATCTACACTATCTACGACTCAGAAAATAACATATACAGACAATACAACTTGTTTGAAATTAGAGATCAATTCAATGACCTTCTGTATGAAGTTAGACAGAATAGAGGTGATAATATCGACTTCAGTAAAAACTTTAACACGATTATTAGTTAATGGCAGCAGTACAAAAATATTTTTACCCACCAAGGCCAGGATCTGGAGCAAATACGTTTTCCGATAACATTGTAGGTTTACAACTTACGGATGGTGGCGGACTAACGCAAGGTAATTTTGAATTCACAACATCGATAACCGAAAAGGTTAATCGAAATTTTAATATTGGAGCATTCTCTGAACCAATAAGTTTGGAAAATATGGATGTTGACCAATTGGCACAAAGTAGAATTATTTTTGCAAAGGAGTTCAGAGTTTATCCAAATCTTGATTTAAGTGAAGTTAGTAACTTTTCAATGTATGGTTCACTTACCAAGAGATTAGAGGTTTCAATAACAAAAATTATCAATCATTTTCCTGCGGCGATAGATGTTAGATATGTAAACTTACAATCTACAACAGGATTTACGGCTGAGAATATTTCTTATGATAGTATTAACAATGAAACTTTCTTTAGGGTTAACACGGAAAGATTAGTTAATCCTTTCGAAATTGATTACTCAATATCTGCGGCAACAAATATAATTGCTCGAGAAATTGTTACATCTCCGTTGAGAAACATGAACCAAACTTATTTGGATTATTGTATTGCGGTTTTGGATGAGAATAACGAACCTGACATTTATAAAGTTAACTCGTTTACACCTTCTGAAAGTTTAACCTCAGGACAAATAGAATTTTATGTCTCAGGAGCTCCATTCGGAACTACGGCAAGTACTGTGGTAAGTAACTATCAAATTAGACCTAACGATTTAGTTGTTGATCAAGTTTTCGCGGAAGTGTTTGACGAGGTTGAAAAATTCTTATTAAATAGATTAGTTGAACCACCTTACACAGCAGTATTCCAAATACCTTCTGAAACTGAAAATGGTCAATTCACTACGAGTATAAGTACTGCGACATGGCCTTTGGATGGTCCATGGAATTTAGATATTAGAACTCCGTCATTTGATTTATATCTTGAACAAATTAATACTATTGCAGTTGATTTTGACATATACAAAACAGATTTGTTATCAAGATTTTTAACTCAAGAATCATTTAAAGAGTTCGACACTAGAGATAGAAAGGTTGAAAAAATATTACAGATTTATGGTAGAAGTTTTGATGAGATAAAGAAGTTTATTGATGGTATGGCAAACATGACATCTGTAAACTACAATATAGGTAATAACGATATTCCCTCATTATTGTTAAAGAACTTAGCCGATACGTTAGGGTGGGAACCAAACATATCCCCAATTACAAATGAAAACTTTTTGGATTCAATTTTTGGTGATACAAACGCACCAACTTTTCCGGGTTACGCAAGAGGGTTGACTCCAACTGAGTTAAATTATCAGTATTATAGAAACTTAATATTAAATGCTGGTTATCTTTTTAGATCAAAGGGAACGAGAAGATCTGTAGAATTTTTAATGAGATTGGTAGGAGCTCCTGACTCGGTGATTGAATTTAATGAGAACATATATCTTGCGGATCAGAAGATTAACATGGTACAGTTTGAAACTCAATTTGCTAAAATTTCAGGAGGAACATATGCAAATGAAGTGCCAGGATTAGCGCCAGGAAATGTGTATAAAATCCAAGGGCAAACATATACAGGATTTACCTCATCAACAACATACGAAAACGTAACACTTGAAGAGGCTGATTATCCTATTGATATAGAAGGATATCCAAGAGCACCAA